TTCCTCATTCTTCTGTTCGATTTCGTCGCCGTAATCTTCCAGAATCTGCTCAAGCGCCGCCTGTAGTCCTTCAATTCCGACCTTTCGCGCCATTTGTGCCGCCTTTCCGCTCGACGTACAACTCGACGGTGTCAGTACGTCCGAAATATGTGCGGTACACTGCATATCTCTGCCCGTTGTACCGCACTATCTTTTCACCGTCGTAATCACCGAAAAACAGGTCGAACTGGAACTCTGGGTTGAGCCCGTTTCGACCTGCCTCGAAAAATTCATTCCGTGTGATACCTTTGACACGACACATTACCGTACGCGCTTCGCCTTCAACCATCCGTTCAACCCCATTGGCATCTACCGCCTTCGTGGTCGGGATCAGTTCGATGATGTCGCTTCTGTCCATGTCGTGTACCCCGTCTTTGTGCTTAACTGCGCCTTCTGCTCATCATATGACCTCTTCAGCCGCTCATAATTATCCGGCTGACCGAAGTGCATGAGAAAATAGGTGATGGCCGCCTGTCGAACAAGATTGTCAATGTCCGACGGGATAACCACACCTGCAACGCCCATGTCTAACATCGCCGCATCAAGCAGACGCTCGACCTCTACATCGTAATAGTCCGTCGTTATTCTCGCCGCCATTTTTGCGGAATAGATAAGAGCCTCGTCTACCATGATTACCTCCGTCGGATCTTAGATTATGCGGTGAAAGTAGCCTTAACCATTGCAAGCGGATTCTCAAGGCCTGCGTCAAACAGGGAATATCCTGCGATGATGGTCTTGAAGGTCTTGGGATCGATAGCGTTGTTCATGAACAGCGCCTCAAAATCATTCGCAAGGATGGACGCAGGAACGCCGACGTATACAACATTGTCAGCCAGGTTCTCGTCGACCTTAACTTCGCCGCCGTAGATTCTGCCCTGAACGGTAGGATCACTGTCAGTTGTGGAAGGAACAAACAGCGGTCTGTCATTGCCGTCCTGAATGCCAGCGAGGCCGTTCCAAATCGTATTGGTGTTTGCATACCATACCTTTGTGCCGGACTGCTTGATCTTGGCAAGGATAGCGCGGACCGTACCCTCTGTATAAGTCTGCGCTGTCAGGACGTTCGCCGCTGCAATACCGGTTGCAACAGCGTCAAGTCTTGCGCGGATCTGTGTCTCTTTCGCGACTGCGATTCTCTTTGCGATGTGATCAGTCAGCCATGCCTCGAAAGCATCGATGGACTGCCACTGCATTTTGCGGGTGATTTCGACGTGTTTCTTGATCTCCACTCCGTCGAGTGCGAGCAGATCGAAAGTATCCTCTTCGTCAGCGTTTGCGACGCCTTCGGCAGTTGCTGCGGCATCACCTGCCGCGATCGTCTTATGTCTCGGTACGCCGAAGCCCTTGACCATACCGGTCTTTGTAGCATCGTCATACATGGGAGCCATGCTCTCGACAAGCTCGATGATCCTGTTCATCGTCTCTGTGGGGACTACCGCGCCGGTGTTAGCGGTTGTAAAAGTAAATGCCCTCTGCTCTGTCTCAGTCAGATCACCGAAAATCATCTGATCGCCACGCCGGGCGATGTTCTTCAGCCATGCAGTTCTGTACTCCGGGGACTGTGAATTGTATTTGATTTCTTCCATTTTTCTCTCCTCCGTAGGGGTTTCTTTGATTACGGTTCCTGCGCCGGAAGCGACTGCATTACGGATCTCCGCTTTCTTCGTCGCCTCTGCCTTGCGGGCCTCAAGTTCTTCCTTGATACCCTTGATTTCTGCTTCGAGTGCGTCAAGGTCTGCTCCGTCCTTCTCGACTTCCTCACCGATCTGGACGCGTCTTGCTTCAAGCTCCTCGACGGTCATATTCTTGAATTCCATGTTCATACCTCCATAAGAATTCTGAGTTTCTGTTTCTTGCGCTCGATTTTGCGCTTTTCGGCTTTCGCACTCTCCAGTGATGCCTTTGCACTCTCCAGTGCATCAGACAGGCCTCTTGCGGTAATCGATGTCGCTTCATAAGCAGGGAACGTGACGGCGGACACCTCGAACACTTTCGAAATGCTCCGAATGTGTCTTGTTGGGTGATCGCTTTCAAGGTTCTCCCACATATCTGAATCGACGATGAACATAAAGGACATTCCGGAAATATCCCCTCTGTCCACTGCCGAATACAGCGCGCGTGCATCTGCATTGTTCTCCGTGTCGAGATCAACGCGAATGGTCATACCCGCTCCCGGCACCACCTGCATCTGCATGGTCGAATTTGCGTTATTATTCCTCGACCTTGCAAGCGGGATCATGTCGGTATTGTGGTTAATCAAAAAGCGCACATCACGGAGGTCTGTCCCCGCAAGTGCGCCATCATCGATGATTTCATCGTACCAATCTAAATTTGTCCGCTCATTATATACAATGGGCTGCCCGGTTAGGTAATGCCCGTGTTCTTCGTTCTGTTCGGCGCGGACTTCAAAGTTAAACGCTCTGATTTCCTTCGTCATTTGTATCTTCCTCCGTTGTGGTCATGCTCTGGAGCCTCTCTCCATTCCGCAGGTCGTAATACTCACCACGAATCGGGATTGCCTGCCCCTTGCCATCCGGGAGCGGCGGCAGATTCCAAATTTCCCTTAGTTCGTCTACGGTTGCCATGCCTCTGTCGGCCCATCCGTTACTGACGTTCAGCTTGTCACCGTTCGACATGTACTGGATCCTGTTTGCGGTGGCGATGACCTTATTCCCTTGTGACTGTTCCCGGAATGTGAATAGCATCTTCGTCATGACTTCGCTGAACTGTATAGCGAATGGCTCGATAGCGCCTTCATAGAACGCCGTCCATGCGTCACCGTATGCTTTGTTTGTCAGCACATCTTCGTTCACGCCGAAATACTCATAGACGTTATCCTTGATGACCTTCATCTGGTCAGCGTCCACAACCCACGGCTTCACATCAATCTGCTTGATGTCTTTGTAGGTGTTGGGGAACAGAAGCAGACCGCCGCCCCCTGCATCTCTGGCGAAATTCTCCGCGGTGAACCGCTTTCTCTCTTTCGCAAGGTCTTCTGCGCTTGAGAAGTTCGCGAGCTGTGCCATGAATCGGTAAGTGGCCGCACTTTTTACGCCTTCCTTGATGCCTTGATCCTGTATATGAATCAAATCCATCGTAGGGAACAATGCTCCGTTCGATTCTCCGAAGAAATCGTCGCGATACTGGTACTTATTCATGATTCCGCAGTATTCCAATTCAACCGCTGCTTTGTCGCCCCACGCGAATTCATACTGGAGGTACGGCACATTGTTATACTGTACAAGCTTAACCCTGTCCGGCAGTGGGGCATAAACGCCGCTCACTTCGCCATACTCATCCCAAATCGGAACAATGAATGCCGTGTTGTGAACATCCAGAATCGTCGACAGGCGGTACATGAATTGGCTCCATGTCTGAAACTGATTAGGCCCGTGTGCCAGCTTTACTTGCAATGAACGTTTTGCGGAGCCCTGTGTCGTGACTGTTAGCTTGCTGATGTGCGTCGCCCTGGCGCCGATCGCGGCACGGATAAGTTCCGACTCATACACTCCGCCGCCAAATCTTGAAAAGTTTGGCGAATATCCCGTCAGCAATCTGAAGTCGCCACCGTATGTTCCCTCTCTGGGTTTCGGCCTCTTGCCGAACAGAAAATCAAATAATCCCATGTCTAATTCCTCAATTGCGTTCCGACCTCACTCCACCACTTCTGGCGGACGGTCATTGCATCCAGAAGCGCCGCTGTGCCGTCAATATGCACGGACGGCGAAAGCTTAATAAGCTTACCGCGCCCACGCTCTGCGGACATCTTTATGGCGCTGTTGAGCAGGTGCATTTTTAACAAATCGTTGTCGCCGATATGGATCTTTCCGTCTTCCAGAAGTCCTTGCGTTTCCATCATGACTCCGTACAGATTTTCGCCCTGATATACATCGTCCATGTGAAACCCGTATGTGTTCATATCCTGTACGAGATACTGCGCTGAGTATCTGTCGTATCCGACCTTCAACGGCAGAATCTTGTACTTCTCGACCAAATCAGTAAACCATCTGTAACAGTCGTGATAGTCCACGAAATTGTCACCAGATAATGTAAGAATTCCTCTCTGCACGTATGCGTTATACGGCACCCCGTCCCTCTGTGTCGCTTCGTCAATCCGCTCTGACGGCAGGAAGAAATGAGCGAATACATACAACTGCCCGACTCGCTCAATGACTACGGTACATGCAGTAAGGTCGCGCGTCTGCGACAGGTCGATACCTCCGACACAGTAACACCCTTTGAAGTCTTCCAGATTCAACCGTTCGCCGCACGCCCGCTCAACCACCTGCGCGGGGAGCCAAGCGAGCGAGCTGTTCTGCTTAATATTGCAATACTTACACAGAAACTCCGCCTTCTTGCTCAGGCTTCCCTCTGCAACTGCTATCTCTTCCAGAAGATAATCGACCGTGATGCTGAC